TATCCTTATGCAGTAGGTGGTGGCGGAGGTGCTGCACCTGCACCTCAAGGAACTAGAGCTAACACACCTGGTACACCAGGCGGTGCAACTAATGTTCAAAACTTACTAGGTGTTAACGGTGGTGGTGGCGGAAACGGTGGAACACCTAACCCTCCTCAAGCACCTGGAAACCCAGGAGGTGCTGGAAGTCCTACACCAAACACAATGTCAAGAACAATTTTATTCGTAACAAGTAATAATACAGTTAATGACGGACCAGGTGATGGTGGAAACAGAGGAAATGCACCACAAGGTGGTGGTAACCCAGGAACGTTCGGTGGTTTAGCATTTTATACAGATGAGGGATAATAATTATGGCTATAGGTATATTTAATAAAACAGACGGTATTATGTTTAAAGTTGCTTTAAATGATGCAGCTAAACAGTATATAAATATTAATGAAAGTGATTACGATGTTGTCACTATTTCAGATGCATTATACTCAGACATAATTAAAACTAAAAAATGGGCTAAATTAGAAAATGGTTCAGTTGTTGAAGGTGATGTAGGAGTTAATGAAAAATTTGTTAATGCTGAACACTTACAATTTGATATCAACAATAGACTAGAATTAATTAAGGGTTGGTTAATAAATAATCATAATAAAGATATTTATAATGATGTAAAAAATTATGCTTCTTATTTAAAAAGTTTAGATGTCTCAACTTTTAGTTTTCCTATGACACAAACCATAGAAGAATATTGTGAAGCTAATGGAGTTACTTTCTTTCATCCTTTACAATTATAATTTTATATAGTACATATTCGATGTTGTGTTTGAAAATACTATTAAATTTAAAGTATCTGAAAAATATTTAAAAAATACTGATGTTTTTCCAATACCTGCAAAATTAAATATACCTAACTGGTACAAAGAATTAATTCATACCGTTAATTTTAAAACAGTAAAAGGTTGTATGCCTTTTTTAGATACTTTATCTACAGGTTATATTTTAAAATTACCAGCTGACTATAATTTACGTCATAACATTCAAACAGATGTTGATAGATTTACTGATGGTTATACAGAACTTAGTTACCAAGAAACACAAATGAATGATGTTAATTTAAATCATAAAGATATTGAGGCACATTCAGTTATGCAAATTGGAAAAAAGTGTCCTTTTGCAAATAAAAATAAAGATCTTAAAATACATAAATTGTTAAATCCTTGGATTATTGAAACACCCCCAGGATACTCATGTTTATTTTTACCACCTTTAAATAATGCAGATGATAGATTTAGTATTATAGCAGGAATTGTTGATACAGATACTTTTCCAAATGAAATTAATTTTCCAATGATTGTCAATGGTGACAAATACCCTGTTTTAGAAACGGTGTTAGAAAAAGGTACTCCATATGTTCAAGTCATTCCTTTTAAAAGAGAAAAATGGAAAATGAAAATTGAAAAAACTAATACAAAAATATCGGAAAGATTCTTTTTTTATAAAACAAAAATATTTCAAAATTATAAAAATAATTTTTGGAGCAAAAAATCATGGAAATAAATAGTTCTTCTTTAAATCATTATATTAAAATATATAAAGATATACTGCCAAAAGATACTTTACCTATATTTCAAAAAATTTGTAAGGAACATTTTAAATATGAACCTGTAGGTGTAGTTAATTCAGATAATGAAGGTAATGTAAAAATTATTAATGATACAAATATAAGAAATGTTACAAGCTGTAGATTAAGCACTTTAGGTGAAGAAAGTTTTACTAATGTCCATTGGTGTTCTTATTTTTTAGCTAATATAAAATTCTGCCTTAATTTATATATAAGACAAAATATAAATTCTGGAATTAAGTATACAATTGAAAACATTGATATTTTAAAATATGAAATTGGAGGTCATTATGAAATACATTGGGATCATGGTAAACACACTCCCAGAACTTTTAGTTTAATTTATTTAGTCAATGATGATTATGAAGGAGGAGATTTAATTTTTAAAACTCCAGATTATAAAAATACTTTAAAAATAGAAAAAAAAGCAAATACATTATTGATATGGCCAAGTAATTTTTTATATCCTCATACAGTAACTCCAGTAACGAAAGGAACAAGGTATTCATTAGTATCATGGGCACTATAGGTAAAGACTTTTCATTTAAAAAAGTTCCTAGTTTTTTAACTAAAGAAGAAATGAGTTTGTTAAAAGATTATTGTGAAATAAAACACATAACTAATCAAAACGATTTTGATATGTTTCAAGTGCCAACAAGAGATACAGGGATCTATGGAGATCCAATTATGGAATCATTAATGTTAAATAAAAAAACTTTAATGGAAAAACTTACTGGAAAAAATTTATTAGCTACTTACACTTATTGGAGAATGTATACAAAATTTGCTCCCTTACATGTTCATAAAGATAGGGAATCTTGTGAAATAAGTGTCACTGTTCATATAGGTGGTGATGGTACTTCTTGGCCAATATTTGTTGATAATAATCCAATAGAAACAAAACCAGGAGATGCTGTAATTTATTTAGGTTGTGAATTAGAGCATTACAGAGAACCTTTTCAAGGAGATTGGCAGTCTCAAGTTTTCTTGCATTATGTAGATAAAGACGGTATAAATAAAGAACATGAAAGAGATAAAAGATTATATTGGGGATTACCAAGATTCCCAAAACCACCTTGGATAAAAGAATGATATTTAAACAAAACCCTAAAGATGGATCCTGTGAAATAATTTTTTCAGAAGAAGAAATTAAAATTATAAAAGAAAATAAAAAAATATATTTTCCAGCAGAAACATTAAAAAAATTTGGAGATGTAATATATAGAATGGTATGGGATTGGCATAATCATTTTTCAGAAAAAATAAGATTACAACCTTCTCATGAATTTATGAAAATAGAAGGTGAAAAACCTAAAAGTGATTAATGTAATAAATAATTTTATAGATAATGATGTTTTCTATAAATTTTCAAAAATAATTTTTGATACTGATGAGTTCCCTTGGTATTTTAAAAAAAAGAATCATCCAATAAATAATTATATACAATTAAAACACACATTAATTAGAAATAATAATAAAGAAAAAACTATATGTAGTCCGTTTGTTACACTATTATTAAGTGAAATTTTAAAAAAATTAAAAGCACAAAAAGTTTATTTTGCAGAAATAACTTTAAGAACACGAACTGATAAAATCTTAGAGCTACCTCCCAAAATTAATCCAGATATGAATAACCAAACATTGACGGCTATTTTGTTTTTAAACACTAATAATGGTTACACTCATGTTACAGGAACAGATAAAATAGAATCTATTGAAAATAGAGTTATAATATTTCCTACATATACAAGCTATTTTCAAACTACCACCTCTAATAAAAATTTTAGAGCTGTGTTAACTATAGAATATGATGTAAATTAGTAATAGGTTTATAAAGACTTCAGAAAATGCTATAATACGGCATGCCTTTAACAAATGTACAAATAAGACCAGGATTTAACAAACAAGTCACAGAAACAGGAGCCGAAGGGCAGTGGACAGATGGTGACTTTGTTAGGTTTAGATATGGTCTACCAGAAAAAATTGGTGGTTGGGAACAAATAACAAGTTCTACTTTAGTTGGAGCTGTAAGAGAACAATTGGTTTGGGCAGATTTAGATGGTAGAAAGTACGCAGCTTTAGGCACAAACAAAGCATTATTTATTTATTACGAAGGTGCTTTTTATGATATCACTCCTCTTGATACTGCACTTACAGGTGCCACATTTGATACTACAGATACTTCAGCTACTGTTACCGTAAATTATAATTCACACGGATTAGATTCAGGAGATTTATTTACTTTTACAAACGTGACTCCACCTTCAGGTGCTGGTTACATAGCTGCTGATTTTGAAACAAATACTTTTCAAGTAGTTACAGCACCCGATGCAAACACATTTACAATTACAATGGCTGCAGCTGCAACTGCAACCACTTCTGCGAGTGGTTCTGCGGATATTAATCCTTATGCAACTGTTGGTCCACTATCACAAACCTATGGATATGGTTGGGGAACTGGATCCTGGTCGAGAGGGACTTGGGGTTCTGCATCAACAACATCTTCTGTTATATTAGATCCTGGTTCATGGTCTTTAGATAACTTTGGACAAATATTAATTGCAACAGTTAAAAACGGTAAAACATTTAAATGGAATCCTATCAATGCAGATCCTAATGCTTTAACTACTAGAGCTACTGTTGTTAGCGGTGCACCAACAAAATCAGTAATGTCTATTGTATCTGAAAGAGATAGACATTTAATTTTACTTGGAACTCAAACAACAATAGGAGGTGCAAATCCTCAAGATAAAATGTTTATAAGATTTTCTGATCAAGAAGATATTTCAGATTATACACCAACATCAATTAATACTGCAGGTACTTTTAGACTAGACTCAGGAGTTAAGATAGTGGGTGCAGCAAAAGCTAAAGATTATATTTTAATCCTTACAGATACATCTGCATATGTAATGCAGTTTGTAGGAACACCATTTACTTTCTCTATTAGACAAGTTGGAAGTAATTGCGGAGCGATTGGTCAGCATGCAATTAAATATGTTAATGGAGCTGTATGGTGGATGGGTCAAGCAGGCGGTTTCTTTGTCTATGATGGTACTGTAAAAGCTGTTCCGTGTTTAGTAGAGGACTTTGTATTTACTAACAAAGGCGGAAACCTTGGTATTAATTATAATTCTGGAGAAATTGTTTATGCAGGTTTAAATCATTTATATAGTGAAATTAACTGGTTTTATCCTAAATCAGGATCCGAGAAAGTAGATAGAGTGGTATCTTACAACTATGAAGAAAATGTTTGGACTACAGGTTCTATGGATAGAACTTCTTGGTTTGACGCAACTTTATATGATAACCCATATGCTACTAAATTTAATTCATCAGGCACACCAACATTTCCAACTATACAAGGTGTAACGAATGTAAATGGAGCATCTACATATTATGCTCACGAGGTTGGTAATAATGAAGTAGATTCA